TCGTTGAATATTTTGGTGGACAACGCCACTGTGACGGCTGGCTCGATAGGTTCAGCAGAGTTGGGATCCAACTCGGTAACGGCTGACAAGATCAGCACCTCAGCCCCCCAGCCGGTCACTACGAGCACGATACGGGACAATGCGATAGACAACACCAAGCTGAACAATATGGGGAGCCAGACGGTGAAGGTGAACGCCACCAACGGCTCAGCGGATCCGACAGATCTGGGAATGATCGGGGGAGGAACAAACGGCTCATCTAAGATACTGATGGGAACCTCCAACAGTCTGAGTGTCTTGACGGCTACCCAGTTCAAGATGGTGAACTCCAGCGATGCAGACGCCACTGATTCAACTGCCACCAAGTTGAAGCTCAACACTACAGCTATCTCCGATTGGGACACTGTTGCAGCAGCGACAGATGTAGATGATGACGCTGATAGGCTTCTGCTTTGGGACTATGACCCCCTCTCACTCAAACAGATCTCCCCCAAGAAGCTNATCCAGAGCTTACCGGCTACAACTGGTGCAAGTGGGGTTTGTGCATTAGCGACAGCCGCCGAATTGATTAATTCTTCTGGGACTGATGCCAACGATGTTGTTTCCGCCGCAACGGGATCCCCTATGCTGGCAAAGGCATACGGGGAGTTTGTAAGCACAACCGGCGCATCACACCCCACAGCGCAAACAGTTGTAAACGGCTTTAATATTGCGACTATTTCAAGGACTGCTGTAGGAGTGTTTGATGTTACTTTTTCCACAGCTTTTCCAAGTGACAAATATATTGTTATCGCCACCGGATACGAGGTGGATAGTAACAATAAAATAATGTTTGGGAGAATAACTGCGAGGACATCTACGGGGGTGGGCTGTACGATTAAATTTGGTGACTACAATTCCGTCACCACTAATGCAGACCCAGACGGGATAGCAACTTTGGTTTTTTACGGATTAACATCGTGACACTCTCCGAAATAGCCACATACGTCTGCAACCTTATCGGTAAAACCGATTCGACAAGCGTGACTAGGTGTAAGGAGTACGTCCGCCAACATCACCAACTGATCTACGATTCAGCTCTCTGGCGTGAGAGTTTAATCGTTGAGAGGGCAACTATGGAGCCGGACGGCAGAGTAACCCACATCGAGGTCACTGGAGGCGGATCTGGATACACCTCAGCCCCCACAGTTGGGTTTTCAGCCGGCGGAACTGGCTACGTTGCACCAACGGCAACGGCTAAAGTTCTAAACGGCAAAGTGGCGGAGATCATCCTCACCAAGGGAGGCAACGGTTACGAAACAAACCCAACTGTAACCCTTACCGGGGGAGCCGGCTCTGGAGCCACGGCAACGGCATATGCAACTGGCTACAACGATGAGCTCATCCTCCCACAATCAATTTCCCAAGTGCTCGCAATTACGGCAGACAACCAAGAGCTCAGACCGGAGGACATCATCACAAAGTATATGGTGGATCCGAGTGCTCTTACGGAGTCTGGCACTGCCAGCGGCTTTTCTCCTATTACTTCTGTGGGTATCAATTTTGATCTCCTTAATGGTAGTCTTTATTTTGATTTGGCCAGTGCAAGCGATGCTGGCAAGAAGGTCGAGATAGTTGGCAAGCTGTTGGGTGATCCTACTAGGATCTACAAAGAGACCGTAACGCTCGCAGCAAGCCCCTCAGTCAATGTTTCCTTTGAGAGCTACTCAGAGATCACATCACTCTCAAAAGAGGCTACAGCGGACACTGTGACGGTGAAGAACATCACCGGCTACGATAAGTTTTACTGGTACGGCTGGGAGACGAAAGCTGAGTTTCAAAGAGTGAAGCTGTATCGCCGGCCAGAGTATGATTCAACTGCCCCAATTCAGTTGGTGATCTTGGGCAAGCAGAAGATCCGGCCACTGGTTTCAGATACGGATGCCCCGATGATCAGCGGCATAGACAACGCACTAATCAAATACGGCACAGCCGATATGTTGAAGCGTCAAAGGCAGTACGGGAAAGCCCAGCTTGAGACGGGGGAGGGCGATAGGCTTCTAGCTGTTGCAAGAGACACAGAGACGAACCAGACGGCTAGGATAATGAGGATAGTGCCGGATGATTCAACAGTTGGGTACACTAGGAATGATTTTGGATTCTGATGCCCGTCTACTTCAATGATTCTGTTGATGATATACTGCTGTACGACCGGCAAGCGAGTTTCATAGGGGGTCAAGTCTCCAACTTTCGGGAGAACCTCCTAAACGAGTCACAGGCTGAGCTGATTAAGGATATGTCGCCGGAAATCTCCGGGGTACTCAAGACTCGCAGAGGTTTCCACCGTTTCGCNAATCTGCTGGGCAGCACAAGCAACAGCACCAACGTCCAAGCGATTCACTTCTTCGATACGGACAGCCGGGAGAGGGTGATCACAGCCGTTAACGGTTCAATCTACGAGATTGAATCAAACGGAACAGTCACAGCTATTGCGGTGGCAGCCAACAAACTCGATTCAGCCACAGATCCGGCTTATATGTGCCAAGTNGCCGATAAGATGTACTGGAGCAGTGACACCACCTCTACGAAGATTTTCGAGCTTAAAAACTCATCTGGAACTTGGGTGAAAACAGATGCAACAGATGCGGCTCCGTTAAACTCCAAATATCTAATTGCAAACAGTGGCCGAGTTTTTGCTTACGATGTAAGCGGAAACCAGATTTTCGTGAGCTCAATTCTTCCGGATCTAGCGGGAGCAACATCCACACTGTTCACTTTTGGGGGAACAGCAATTAACCCGTTTAAGGTTGGCACTGGAGCAGAGGCGGTTACCGGGATGCACAGTTGGGTAGGGTTCAACGTAGTTGTGTTTTGCGAAAACAGCATTTATTTGGTGGATACTAACCCGCTAACAGCAGCCACAGCAGCAGCCGGTAACGCCACCAGCACTTTTAAGATCCGCCAAGTGTCCAACCTCTCCGGAGCAGTCAGCCACAGAGCTGTTGCCCAAGTGGGGGAAGATCTTCTTTTCTTAGCCAGAGACGGGGTGAGAAGCCTCAAGCGAACGATGGCAGAGGAGATGGTGGCTGAGCAGTCCGGAGTGATCAGCTACCCGATTCAAGATCTAATTGATTCGATCAACTGGAGTGCAGCAGCTCAGCAAGCTACAGCTACGTTTTGGAACGGGCTTTTTCTGTTAAGTGTTCCAATCCTTTCAAGCCAAGAAAACAATTGCTGCCTCGTTTATTCAGCCAACACAAATAGCTGGATCGGATACTGGCAAGGCAACCCAGACCACAACATTAAGCCGATTGATTTCTGTATTTCAGCCTTTGGGGGATACGCTGAGAAGCTGCTTACGCTTGATAAGATTGGAAACCCTATGGAGTTCCGAGATTATATCTCCCCCCAGAACGCTGTTGCTACAGATTACCAAGACAATTTTGACGGAACAAACTACCGAGACACAGCTTGGCAAGCGTTGACTAGGGGGATGACTTTCGGGGATCAGCTTAGCCCTAAGAGCCCAGACTTCACAGAGTGGGAGTTTGATAGAAGTAACGCCAAGGTGGACATTATTCCAGTGCTCGATGGGGAAGATGCTGACCGTCTAGTGACGGATCTGGTAACTGGATCCGGTACAGTGACGTTGACTGCATCAGCTCCAGTTCTTCCCTTTACCTTACCAGATTCAAAAGTGAGACGGTTCAGATATTCTCTCAGCCAATACGATCCGTTTCGAGAGTTGCAGTTTAGGATTGAGCAGAGCACCGGAGACACAAGCTCAAATAAATACGTTGCACTGAGAAGCATTCAAGCTGGTAGCTTTATGGATACGATGGAGGGAGATCAGTGAGCGACTACGAGGAGAGAGTAGCTGAAGCTGTGAAGCTTTGTGCCGGGGGAAACCGGGAAGCACACCTTTATCTAAATATCATCTGTCGCTCATCTAGGCTAATTGACAATCTGTTTGACGATTTGAATAAATGGCAAGACGAAGACACTTATGATCTTTCTCACCTCCTTCTGGTGGAGTTGCCGGACAATCCTTTTTTTATAGCCAACCGGCACAGCCTTCTTCCGTTGCACTTAGTTTCTTTGAACGCTTGGAAGGATGCTAATAGCTGGGAGACTGCTGAAGGAGTTAAGCGAACCTATGCGCTTGTGATACGCGACACTCTCACAGAGTTGGGCCTAATGGTGGCTCACTTAGTGGGAGGTCGAGACTATTTGGAAGAGGTCAGTTTGAAAGTTAGAGAATTATTTATAAAAGAGGAATTTTAGAAAATGGGATTATACAGTTCAAGACCCCCAGCACCGCCCGACTATGCAGCCGCCACCCGTGAGGGTGTAGAGGCCGATATTGATAGTCTACCTCTCCGTAAGCTGATCGAGTCAGCAGCGCGGCAAGGCACAAAGGTCACTTACACCGATATGGCCGGCAAAGAGCAAACGGTGGACTTCACCGGCTTTGGCGATGTTGATATGAGCCGGCAAGATCTTGAG